CACTTATTGGAAGTGCTAAAGGAATTCCTTTCATTGCTGGTCATCACTTGGCTGGTCGTGGAACTACAGGAGCTGCGGGTTTTGTAACTCGCCCTCAGATTGAGGTTGCTATTGAGAAACTAGGCACTAAGCCTGGTGTCTTGATCTCTCATTCTGCTGTTCCTATGGAAACTCAGTGTATGGGTGTGGACTTCGGTCCTCTCACTCCTGTGCACGAGAAGTGTCCCACTAAAGCACTTCCTGCAACTGCTAAGATTAGAATTCATGGCACACACAATCAGCCACGTAGCTCTGGAAACAAGAGCAGGGTTGTTACGTCATTGATTTCTAAGCATGTTGCCGAGGTGATGGATATTAAGAAGGAACATGGACCGCCCCAGGATATGGGTGGTGCATACCACAAAGAAGTTGATATTGCTGGAAAAGTGGATACTGCTGTTAAATTTGATACAGAGTTGACACAGAAAGCTTACATTGATTACTGTACTCAATTGGATAAGATCCCTGAGTCAGAAATTGCTAAGTTAGGAAAGATGTCAGATGATGCAAATCTTGCTGGCATGGACGGAGTGATTGGAATCAATGCTATGAATTTTAGTACTTCTATTGGATTTCCCTGCAAGGGTCCCAAGACACAGCTCGTTGAGAAGAGCGATCGTGTTGTCAAGGGAATTACTTGCCCTAGGGATGTTGATCCTATTGTATTAGAAGAGGTTAAAAAGATGGAAGCCAAACTTTTGAAAGGTGAATCTATCAACGCCATTTTTAAAGGCGCTTTGAAAGATGAACCTGTGAAGCTTACTAAGAAGAAGTGCAGAGTGTTTGCAGCGGCAAACTTTGCCTTCGTTATGCTTGTTCGCAAGTATTACCTTAGTCTGGCAGCATTGTGTCAGCGCAATAAGATTTTAACTGAATGCGCTGTTGGTACAGTTGTCCAATCTCCGGAATGGACTGAATTGTACAACCACATTGGAAAGCATGGCTGGGATAGAGCCATTGCTGGAGATTATGCCAAGTTTGATGGAAGAATGAGCCCACAATTTATGTTGATGGCCTTCAAACTTCTTATTAGGCTAGCTGAGAAGTCTGGTAATTATGACGCTGATGATTTAACCATTATGCGTGGTATTGCCACTGAGATTTCTTACCCAACTTATGATTACTTCGGTACTCTTGTTCAATTTATGGGATCAAACCCATCTGGACATCCGTTGACCGTTATTATTAATAGTTTGGTTAATTCTCTTTACATGAGGTACACCTACTACGCTATTGCTCGCAAGAAGCGTTGGTGGAAAGTTCCTCTATACTCCGAAATCGTGTCCC